CAGGGAGTGGAGAAGATGAAAGCGGAAGAAGTGCATCAGGTTTTATGCAACATTATGGATGGATTTACCAAACCAAACTGGTTGCCGACTTTGAAGGAATCACACTTGACCAAGCATTTAACTTACCTGTCATAAACTTTCTCAATGACCTTGCATACTTGAAAGCGAAGATGGAACACGATAACGAATTAATACGGAAAAGTTATGCCAAAGGTTGATGTTGAAGTTATAATTGATGATGCTGCCATAGCATCCGAGGCAAGTAAAAAGTCAGATTATGCCTCATTGGGTGAACTTCCTTTCGTGGAAAAGACCATGATTGCCTACGCTGCCAAGTTCATTATCCAAGTCCAAAAGAATCTACAAAAGGCAAATAAGATTGATACTGGCAGACTTGAAACGGATATCCAAGAGGGTTCGGTAATTAGGGAAGGCAAAACCTATTCTATTGACATTGGTTATCCCGTTGGTTCGGAAGGTGCAAAGTATTACGATTTCGTAAATAAGGGTGTTAAAGGTTTTAAATCAGGCACACCGAACAGTCCATATCGGTTTAGGTCAGCGTTTCCATCTATGAACGGACCGATGGTTAATGCCATTCAGAAATGGGTAAAGCGGAACAGTTTATCTCAAAGGACCGAAACGCAGAAGTATAATACATCGGGTCTGCAAAGGAAAAGGAAATCAGTTTCCGAACTAAACACTGGCAGGACCACTGCCTACCTCATAGCACGGAAGATTAAACAAAGGGGATTACCGAGAACGGGATTCTTTGACGATGCCATTGACCAAGTATTTAATGAGCAATTTTATAACAAAATGGCAGAAGCATTGGGTGGAGATTTTAGGTTGTACATAAAACAGGCTGCTTCGCTAATTAATGAAGAGAATAAGTAATTATGGCAATAACAGTTAATAGCATACCCGAACAATACGCATCCCTTCACGATGACCTTTGGTTCGTGGTAGATAGTACAAATAAGGCATCAACCAATTTTAAATATGTGTTTGATGTCTATGTGGATTCAACCTTAGTGGCAAGGATTAAGCAGTTCCCCGATGTTACAAGCACAAAGGGGATATTTAACGCTGGAAATATTATGCGGAATTATGCAACATCATACTTCCAACCTAATACAATTCAATACCTTTTCAGCGGTTCAAGTGATAGTATTTATAAGCAATATACTATAAAATACGGGGAAGAGTATGGCGGTGTAACCTACACAAACTTGGTTGAGCAGACCTATGTAGCGTTTAACTTCTACTATCCCGATTTTTATAACCCTGCCCAATCTCCGACTTATTTCAAGTCTTATCTCAATGAATGGTTGACCAATAGGGATACCAGTAACATTGAATGTGCATTTACCGATAAGTTGCATATTGGATATATGACCGCAAGTGGGGTAACGACAAACGTTTACCCATCGGTTCAGTTATACAATGAGAATGGAACACCAAGCGGAAGTCCTGTAACAACTGGAACAGACCCCCGCAACACATATAGTCTCCTTGACATTTCCCCTGGTGGAATCAATGGATGGTATGGTTCAACCGTAGTGCCATCAACTGCCTATGCCTATGGTGTAAAGTTACACAACGGTACAAGTTTTGGTGATGAGGTAAAGGTTAAACTTGTTTGCAATCCTAACTACTCACCAATCGCATTGCACTTCCTAAATCAATTAGGCGGTTACGATACGATGCACTTTAGGTTGGTGAACAAAGAATCAAGGAACGTAGAATCAAAGCAATACGAGGGGAATAAATATCGGTACAATTCATCTGCAACCGCAATGCGGACTTATGATGACTACAACCGAATTAACCCTGGGGCAAATAAGTTCGTGGTTGAGCATTCAACAATGTACAAACTGCGAAGTAATTACTTAAATGTAACCGATTACAATTGGGCAAGGGAATTAATCCAATCACCCGAAGTTTATTTTGAGCAAGGCGGTTATTACTACCCAGTGGTTACAATGACAAGCAATTGGGAAGAGAAGAAAAGGATTGCGGACAAAATGTTCAACCTTGAGCTGGATGTGCAGATAGCAAACAAAAAATATAGTCAATTCCGATGAGGACAGAGGTTTACATTGATAATTACAGACTTGATTTAACTGCGGAAATATCAGCGGAGTTCACCTATGCGATAGATGAAATCCAAGACTTTGCGACAAGGAACACTTCATTCAGTAAAACCATAATCCTCCCAGGAAATGATAATAACAATAAGTTATTCGGTAACGTATTTGAGTTCGGGTTATCCAATCAATATAACCCAGCAGAACCCAACGTGGGTTACAACTTCAACGCTACCAAGTCAGTTCCTTGCATCATCTTGGTAGATAAAATACAAATCTTTAAGGGTGTTTTACGATTGCTTGAAATCATCATTGATGGCAAACATATTGAATATGAGGTTGCGGTCTTTGGTGAGTTAGGCGGTTTTATCAATGCACTTGGAAATAAGAAATTAGAGGACATAGACTTTGGAATTGCGGACCAAACGTGGAACGTTACAAACATTGCAAATAGTTGGGATAACATTAGCGGAAGCGGTGTTTACTATCCTTTGATTGATAATGGTAACGTATCTACAAACAAGGTTGACTTTTCTTATGATGCGTTCAGACCTTCTCTTTATGTCAAGGAATACCTTGAAAATATTATCAGTGATTCGGGTTACACTTGGGATTTTCCGTTATTGAGTACGGATTTGTTGAATAGGTTGGTAATACCTAACAATCAAAAAACGTTAACTAAAAGCAGTACAACGGCATTTAAAGCGAATGTTACAGATACTACATACACTTCCGCATCAGCAGTAAAGTTCACAAGCGTAACGCTTGGAAGTTTTACATTAAACGCTGGAACTGATTTGATAACTTATGGCGGTGCAAGTGCAATAACTACAAACGTATCATTTACTTTGGCAGGTCAGATAAATAGTATTGACCCTAACAATACCTTCGTAAACTTTGAGTTTATGAAAAACTCTACCCTTATTGCGGTACAAATCATAAACGCATCATCTACTCCTTATTATTTTAGTGTTGACTTATCGGTATCAAACTTAACAATCAACCCATCGGACACACTTGCGGTAAATGTGGTAACATCAGGTCTGCCTCCGAACTACCGACTTTATGGTGATACTTTGACAATTGAATCAACAACTCCAACGGATGTGCCTTTAACCTATGGCGATAGCATTGTAATAAATGACACCATACCGAAAGGAATCTTCCAAAAGGATTTCTTTGCCTCCATTGTTAAGATGTTCAATCTTTACGTTTACGAGGACAAGTTGGTTGAGAAAAAACTTATCATAAAACCTTTCATTGACTTTTACGATGGCAGTCAGATTGACTGGACCAACAAAGTAGATAGGGGAAGTGTGTTGAGGTTAAAACCAATGTCCGAGTTTACTGCACGTTATTACGATTATAAGTACAAACAAGACAATGACTTTTATGCGGAAAACTACCGCAAGAAGTACAATGAAGGTTACGGTGATTTGATTTATGATAGTGAGAACGAATTTGTAAAAGAAGTTGATTCAACCGAGTTGATTTTTGCATCTACTATACTTTATCAAAAGACTGCAACCGATAAGGTTTATTCTGCGATATACAAATTATCAAACGAGAACACCAAAGAAGATAAAATGGATTCTGTTATTAGAATCCTTCAAGCAAAGAAAATAACAGGTAAGTCTACTTGGGCAATCAAGAACGGAGCAACTACTTTGGCATCGTACACCGCTTATGGTTATGCAGGACATCTTGATGACCCATTCAATCCACAGGCAGATATCAACTGGGGAGCAACTAAAGAAGTTTTTTATACTGCAACGGCAGTAACGGCAGCGAATCTGTTTGCTGGGTATTGGTCCGAATACATTGCAGAGATAACCGACAAGGATAGTAAGTTATTGACTTGCTCGGTGAAATTGAATGAAATTGATATCTATAACCTTGATTTTAGTAAACTGATTTATATTGATGGTTCGCTTTGGAGATTAAATAAGGTCTTGGACTACAACCCTATGGACTTTAACGTTACAAAGGTTGAACTACTTAAAGTAATTGAATTAACATACGTTTAATATGGCAGAAGAAATAATTGGTGTCAAGGTCAAAGTTGATGCTGGGGATGTAGGCAAATCGGTTGGTTCATTAAAGCAACAACTGCGTGAAGCACAGAGTGAGGTTGTTGCATTATCCGACAAGTTCGGTGCGACATCAAAAGAGGCAATCAATGCAGCAAAAAAAGCAGCAGAACTTAAAGATAGAATCGGTGATGCTAAAGCGTTAACGGATGCCTTCAATCCTGATGCAAAGTTCAAAGCATTAACGGCATCTTTGTCGGGTGTGGCAGGTGGATTCGCTGCCTTACAAGGTGCGGTTGGATTGTTCGGAAAGCAAACAGAAGCAGTAGAGAAAACCTTGTTAAAGGTTCAATCTGCAATGGCATTGTCGCAAGGTTTACAGGCGGTAGGCGAAAGCATAGATTCGTTCAAGCAATTGGGTGCGGTTATAAGTAGCGGAGTATATAAGGCATTCGGAACGCTTAGGAGTGCTATCATATCAACTGGTATAGGTGCATTGGTTGTAGGTGTAGGTTTATTGATTGCTAACTTCGAGACAGTTAAAAAAGTAGTATTAAACTTTATCCCAGGTCTTGGAAAACTTGCGGATTTTGTAGGCAACCTTGTTACAAAGTTTACCGATTTTGTGGGCATAACATCGGAAGCGGATAGGGTGCTTGAAAAGTTAAGCAAGACTAATGCAAAAGCAAATGAGAATATTGAGGCAAGGGTAAAGTTACTTACCGCACAAGGTGGTAAAGAAAAAGAGATTTACGCACTGCAAAAGGAAGCAAATGCTAACGAATTAAATGCACTGCGTGAAAGGTTAAAACTGACTGGTAAACTTACCGAAGAAGAGGCAAAAAGGTTTAGGGAGTTAAAGGTTGAAGGTGCAGTCCTTGATGCTACCGAGCAAAAAAGGATAGCAGATAAGAATGCACAAGCAGCGAAAGAGGCAGCAGCAAAACAAGCGGAAAGAGACAAGGCGAGAAAGGAAAGGGAAGAAGGCGAAGCATTAATACGTAGAGAAAAAGAACTTGCTGCAAACCTAACAAAAACAGAGATTTTAGGAGTAACGGCAGCAGGAAAAGATGCACTTATTCAAACGCAGGTTGTTGCAAAAGGTGTAACAAATGCAATTGTTGTAAGTGCAACAGAACAAGCGGATGCTAAAAAAACATTGACCGACTATGAAAAGAAGTTGGACCAAGAGAAGTTTGATGCTCAATTAGGTCTTGCTCAACAAACGCTTTCAATTGTAGGTGGACTGGTAGACCAAAATAGTGTGGCAGGTAAAGCAATTGCAGTCACACAAGCAATCATCAACACTTATCAAGGTGCTTCTAAAGCAATTGCACAAGGTGGTATATTTGGACCTGTGGCAGCAGCAGCGACTATTGCAGCAGGATTGGTAAACGTTAAAAAAATTATCAGTACCAAGGTACCATCCGCAAAAGGTACGGGAAATGTTGCGGAGGCAGGAGCACCTTCTATGTCTATGGCATCTGCCCCAATCTCACCATCTGCACCAATTCAAAACACAGTAACTTCGTTAAGTCAACAATCAATTAATCAAATGGGGTCTGCAACGGGCAGGGCATATGTTGTAGAATCCGATATCACTAACCAACAGGAAAAAATAATAAGAATAAACCGAGCAGCACGGCTTGGGTAACAATAAACGATAAAAAATATAACAATGGAAAAGAACATACCGATTTTTAACCTTGAAATTACAAACGACCTTGAAGATGATGTTGAGGTGGATGTGGTCAGTTTAGTAGACCGACCAGCGATTGAAAGACAGTTCCTTGCATTTACCGAAGATGAATTTGCAGAATCTTACACCGACTATCCTGAAAGTGCAAAGAATAACGCACAAAGGGCATTGGATTGGGCAGAGAAAAACGGTTGGGGAGATTGCGGTGAAGCAACTGGCAAGATTCGTGCTAACCAAATCGCAAATGGCGAACCTTTGACAAGGGAAACAATCGCAAGGATTAGCGGATTTAAAAGGCATCAGCAAAATAAAGATGTACCCTATTCTGAAGGTTGTGGTGGTCTTATGTGGGATGCTTGGGGTGGTACTTCCATGATTGAGTGGGCAAGTAACAAGCTTAAAAAGATTGATAAGCAGACCTTTGTCATTCAAGATGAGGACCAACAAATCATTAGCGGACCTCTTATGTTGGCAGATACTCCCATTTATAGGAACGACCACAACGGGGAATATTATGTCGTATTTACAAAGGAAACGATAAAAAAGATTGCACAACGTTACTTTAAAAAGGGGTATCAAGCAAACGTAAACCTTATGCACGATTCGGGTCAATCCGTTGAAGGGGTTACAATGTTTGAATCATTTATCAGCGACAAGGTTAGGGGAATACAACCGATGAAAGGTTTTGAGGATGTACCTGATGGGTCTTGGTTCGGTTCTTTCAAGGTAGACAATCCCGAAGTATGGGCAGAGATAAAGGCAGGAAATGTGAGGGGATTCTCCGTTGAGGGGCAGTTTAATTACAGGAAAACAGGCGACAAAAAGATAGAACAACTTTGGGAAAATGTCCTTGAAGTGCTATCTAAAGTTAAGTAAGCTTTATTTCATAGCGTTTGGTTAGGCAGGGTGTTTCCACACCTTGCCTTTTTCTTATATGGTACATTGGAAAATGCCTCCTATTTATTACCAAAAGTTATTATGACAACTTTGGAAGCAATTAACAAGATTAAACAAATGTTCGCAGAAGCGGGTGAATTGCCTGTTGCATCTGCCGAACCTCTTCAATCTTTTGCGGAATATGTCCTCAAAAGCGGAGCAAAGGTTATGATTGATAAGTATGAAATCGGTGGTAAGGTTACACTGGTAGACGATGCTGGAAATGAAACTCCTGCTCCTGCTGGTGAACACGAACTCGCTGATGGTTCTGTTATGGTTTTGGATGAAGCATCTACCATTGTAGAAATCAAAGTTCCTGAGGTAGAAATGCCCGAGGAAGTAGAAATTGAGATTGCACCTATTGAGGAAGATTTGATGAAGAAGAAGATTGAAGAGATGCAAAAGCAACTGGATGAAATCAAGATGGCATACGATGCCAAACTTGCATCCCAAGAGGCAAAATTCAGCAAGGGTATGAGTGATATTTCAGATGTGCTGGTGCAACTTTTAAGCACACCATCTGCAAATGCTACCGAAGCACCCAAAGAAAAGTTTAATGTACACGTTGAAGGCAAGGATGATAAAATTAAAAGATTCCTTGATTTCGCAAAATCAATTAAGTAAAAATTTCTCAAACAATAAAAATTAAATAAAATGAGTTTTTCAGTAGGAACATTGGCAGCATATACAAAAGAAAACGAGCAACTGCTTGTTAGTTCTTCTGTACTTGGCAGCAAAACCGCATCCTTGATTAAGGACCAAGGTAACGTTATGGTAGGTGTTAAATCTGCCGAGACTATCAACATTATGGACACCGATGCAATCTTCCAAGATGGTTCATCTTGCGGATTCAACGCATCAGGTCTGACTTCTTTCACCCAGCGTACAGTTACAGTTGGAAAGATTAAGGTAAACGAAGCATTGTGCTTGAAGGACCTTGAAGCAAAGTACTTGCAAAAAGCACTTCCTGCTGGTTCAATGTACGATTCAATGGTTTACTCTGAAGAGTATTCTAAGCGTAAAACCGAGAAGATTTCTCAACAACTTGAAAAAACCCTTTGGGTTGGAGATACTGGAAGCGTTGATGTAAACTTGAACAAGTTTGCTGGTATCACAACTTTGATTACTGCTGCTGGTGCTTCAGTTGTTAACGCTAATAGCGTAGCATATCACGGTTCTGTTGAGACTGCCATCACTGATGCAAACGTTGTTTCTATCTTTGATGATATCTACAAAGCAATCCCTGCCCAAGTAGTTGACAAGGATGATATCGCAATCTTCTGTGGTATGGACACTTTCCGTACTTACACTGTGAAGTTGAAATCTTCTAACCTTTATCACTACCAGTTTGATGGTAAGGCAAACAGTGAGTTTTACCTCCCAGGTACAAACGTAAAGGTTATCGCAGTTCAAGGTCTTAACGGAAGCGGTAAGATTGTTGCAATGCGTATCTCTAACCTGTTCATCGGAACTGACCTTCTGAATGAAGAGGAAAGGTTTGAAATCTTCTACGCTAAAGAAGCTGACCAAGTTCGCTTTGTAGCAGAATTCAAGATGGGCGTTAACTTCGCCTTCCCTGATGAGATTGTTAAGTTCTTCGTTTAAGTAACAATGAGGTGAGGGGTGGTTTCCATCCCTTGCCTTCATTATAAATTTTTATAATATGGCATGTGCATTAACACAAGGATATGTATTGGATTGTAAAGAATCCATAGGTGGCATCAAAGCGGTATGGTTCATTCCGTTTGGTGATGTTACTGCAATAACCGAAGCATCAGGTGTAGTTAGTGCCATCACTAAGTCAGCAGGAAAGGTTTTCTACAAGTACCAACTTGTTAAGCAAACCTCTTCACTTACCGAAAACATCACCGCTTCTGTTGAGAATGGTACTGTTTTCTATGCACAAGAATTGTCAATCATCTTGAATAAACTTCAAGCATCTACAAGGAATGAGATTTTGCTTCTTGCAAAAAACAATCTCCTTGCAGTTGTACAGGATGGTAACGATAAATATTGGTTGCTCGGTAAGACAAACGGTGCTGATTTGACTGGTGGTAATGGTGCAACTGGTACTGCCTTCGGAGATAGGAATGGTTACACATTGACCTTCACTGGCAATGAACCTGCTCTTGCTCCCGAGGTTTCAAGTTCTATAATTGCAGGTCTTACTGCGTAAATAGGAAGGTTTAGAATTGAGTAAGGGCATCCACATCGGATGCCTTTCTTTTTGGGTAAAAGTGAACGGAATATCTATTTAGACATAATGATACAACTGACACAAGGGGCAACGGAGTATATTTACCTAACATTAACGGAGAAGCAAACGCTTACTACTCCGAATTATCTATTCCGTTTTGTCAATAGGACCACACGGGATGAGGTTACTTTTGTTTTATTAAATGCTGCCGATGTATCACTTTACAAGGGTAGATACAATAAATTTAGCATTAAAGTACCTAAATACTTTAGTTTGGGTCATATTGGCGAGTATTTGTACTATGTCTATGAACAAGCGAGTGCCTACAATGTAGATTATACCAAAGCAACTGGATTGCTTGAAGAGGGCATTATGAAACTGTCACCATCAACCACATTTGAGTACACACAACACGAGGTTGACAATACATATATTACAAGATGATGAATGATTTAGTCATATTAAATTTCCAAGAGGCAAGGCAACCCGAATATAGAGAAAAGAGGGGCAAGGGGTATATTGAGTTCGGTGAAAAGAACGATTATCCAAACTATCTTTTGGCACTTTACAATAAGAGTGCAAAACACAATGCTATTGTAAAAGGAAAGGTTAACTACATTATCGGAAACGGATGGAAGAGTGATGAAGCAGACCCAGTTGCGGACCAATTCATTGCACAACCGAATCAGTTTGAATCTTTGAACGATTTGACAAGGAAGGTTTCTATTGATATTGAAATCTTTGGCGGTGCTTACCTTGAAGTGATTTGGTCATTGACTGGTGGACAGTTGACCGATGTTTTGCATATTGACTATACCAAGATTAGGTCCAATGCTGACAATACGCAGTTTTGGTACAAAAAAGATTGGAACGAAAGAAAGGATGAGTTAATTCCTATGATGGCATTTAACACGAAGGTCAGACAAGGGAAGCAAATACTTTACATAAAAGAATATAGACCAGGTTTGGACACTTATGCCTTGCCTGGATATATGGGTGCGTTGAACTATACCGAATCTGATATTGAAGTCTCACGACTCGTTTTGGGGAATGGTCAAACGGGATTCAGTGCATCCAAACTTATTACCCTTCCAAATGGTGAACCTTCTCCACATGAGAAGCGTAACATTG